TTCAGGCTCCGCGCTAACTGCATTCAATTTTACTAAAAATCATCGCTCCGGCATCCACAATCAGGTGTCCCCTCATGCAGTGGTCTTCCCTATAAAGCCAGCGTAACTCGCTAAACGTACCAGTGACCGTACGCATGACACGAGTGTCCGTCAGCGCTCTCGAGAAACATTAACACGAGCTAATGGGGAGGGCGCTTACTATGAACAGATGCAAAATCAATGCCTAGAAGTACGGCATCGGGGGAACATTTTAAAGACGTAATCCCCCATTGGTCTGTGGAGAGAATAGTTTAACGACTTACTCTCATTGGTCTCTCCCCGCTTTGTTGCTAGAAGATGCCATCCCCGCGCTAGCCGTGCGCGAAGATTCGATCATCCTCTCAATTGTCCCGACTGAGCCTGAAAAGCTATACAACTCACTAACCTGTTGGTATCCAGGCAACGATCCAACCCATTCAAGTCCCAGTTCCGGAGGAATGTCGTGGTACTTAAACAGCTCGAACCATCGTACGGGGTCCAGAGCAGGTGCTCGTCCAAGTTGGCCTGATAGCCAATGGTAATAACGCTCGAGCATTGCTCGACACATTGGATTAAAATAAGATACGAGGTAGAGAGACGCTGTCCTTGCCATCTCGTCTTCGAGCTGGCGTAGAACAGCCTCTACACTTGGATCCAACAGGAGATCAAAATCGTTGTGCTCTGGGTACATCATATTTTCTACGATGGCAGTCCACTCTGGTACAGGTCGTACGACTCCCCCGCGGTTCATAAAGTAGTTAGAGAGGAACTTAACAGATCCTCCTCGAACGGGGTAATCCCCGTCAACCACTAACTTATCCGTGACGTATGAGTCAGAGACCTTAACCTCAAGGCCAAACAAAGAGTCAAGGGTTCTCGAGTAGAGGTCCATAACACCTTCCTTTTCCTGAGAGGGCCCCAGAGCGTACACAGCAACAACAACATCATCCCCGAAGGTCCAAGCCCTCGCATCCCACCCTAAATGGTCAAACATACACTCATGCATTAGCCAATTAGCCTCAGATCCCACTTGTGAGGTCCAGGGGTCCCCACTCGCAACACCCCTCGTCTTGAGGTAGAGCTGACCGCTCGGTATCGCAATTCGTGTGTTAACTAAGTGCTCGTACTCACTTGCCCAGTAGGCTTCGTCGCCCGAACACTTGCTAAACCTCGCACGGATTCTCTCAAGACTCGCAGCAATCACTGGAGCAGGTACTGTCTGATCATACCCCGAAAAGTCGGCGCATATGTAAAACAGAGGCTTCCTGCTCCGTGCTTGATCCGCGAGAAATTGATACCATCCGTCAAAGTTGGACATCCCTATCATAACCCCCCCATCTTTCTTTGAGAATGACTTCACTAGCTTGCTGTACGGAACAGACGCCAGCGAACCCAAAAGGTGTCTCTTTAAATCTGGGACAACCACCAACCTCCCCTCCTTTTTACCGGTGTTCTGGAGAGAATCAACCAGCTTCCCACGGGCGGCAACAAAACACGGGGGTGTCTCATAGCTCCGGCCTTCCCTTAACCCATTAATATCCCTAGATGCCTCCTCGATAGCGTCAAATAAGGCCTCACCCTTCTTGCTCAAGCCCAGCTTCTTCCCTCGAAGACCAGCAGATCGCCCCCTACTCACCCTAATGCTGACTAAGTTCTCAACCGTCAGCCAGTCACGGAAGGCTACCACGCCAGGGGCACCCTCGTACCTTGCCATACGGGCCATAGCCCGTGGAGCAAGCGTACGGAAGGC